GTCTTTTCTTATACTAAGCAGATTGGCTAGGTCACAATGGCAACCCAAAAACGGCCCGTTAAAAAACAGAACGCTAGAAAACCAGCGGTATTAAAACCGAAACAGCCAGAAACAAACCTAAATGCGCTCGAATTAGTCATAGGTGCATTACGCCATGCTGGCCGTATTGAGCGCATAGACGAGGCTGTAGTAATGGCCGCACGAGCTCTAGCCGCACAAGTAGACGAGCACCCAGAGAACGCCGCACTATGGCGAGAGTACCGAGCAGCAGAACAAACCCTAAGAGGAATTAGCACCTATGCCGACGACGCATTTACCTTACTCATTGACCAGCTGCACGCCGAGAGTTAGCACCGGCAGAACGGCAGGCCGTACTAATCACGGTAAGCAAGTAGCAAAAATAGCCGAGATACTCGGCAGCCCATTAATGCCCTGGCAACAGCTCGTAGCAGACGTGGCCACCGAATACCACGTAAAAGACGGTTTAGAAATCCCGTACTACCGTGAGGTCATAGTTACGGTTCCTAGACAGGCTGGCAAGAGCACGCTACTACTAGCCCTATTTTTGCATAGAGCCCTATTATCAAAAACGCCGCAACGGCTGGCCTATACATGCCAGACAGGCTGGGACGCCCGAAAAAAACTTTTAGACGATTGGGTACCGATCATTGAAAAAAGCCCGATAGGTAACGCCGCCAAACGGATATATCGAGGCGCAGGTAACGAGGCCGTCGTATTTAAAAACGAAAGCCGGCTAGAAACTTTACCTACCACGTCTACAGCAGGGCACGGCCGCACGCTTGACGTAGGCGCAATAGACGAGGCATTTAGCGATACAGACGACCGACGAGAACAGGCCATGCTGCCAGCAATGGCAACACGCAAGGCAGCACAGTTATTTGTGGTCAGTACCGCCGGCACAAACGAAAGCGCCTACCTAAGGCGCAAGGTAGCCGCTGGCCGTGCAGCTGTCGCCGAAAACATAAATACAGGTATGGCGTATTTTGAATGGTCAGCCCTGGAAAACGACGACCCAGATAATGAGGCTACCTGGTGGCAGGCCATACCCAGCCTGGGCATAACCGTAGAAATCGAAACGATTAGACACGCCAGGCGGACAATGACCGACAACGAATTTAGGCGAGCATGGCTTAACACGTGGACGCAGGCCACAGAATTAGCGATACCTGCCCCAGCCTGGAATAAAGCGCAAGAACCAAAAACTAAACCAGCCGGCGAGCTGGCTTACTGTCTAGATATTTCGCTAGACCGAGCCATTAGTAGTATTGCTGTAGCTGACGAGCTGGGCAGGCTAGAGGTTATAGAAACCAGGCCAGGGACAGGTTGGGTAGTTGATCGACTAACCGAAATCGTCGGTAAGCATGGCGGCCGAGTAGCTATAGACATGTACGGCCCAGCTGGCGCATACGCACCACTACTAGAGGCCAACAAAATTACGGTAGAGAAATACGCTTTAAAAGATATTTGCCATGCCGCTAACAGGTTTTACGACGCATTGATTGAGGGCCGTATCAAGATACGACCAAACGAAAACCTAGATCGTGCCGCCCAGGCCGTCCGTAAAAAGCCCATAGGCTCTAGTTGGTTATGGGCACGGAACGACCCAGCGGTAGACCTAACGCCACTATTAGCCGCAAGTGTGGCGTATCATTGTGCTACAGACAAAAGAGCTAAACCTATCGTTAGGAGCGTAATATTTTGATTGCCTCAACATTGCAGGTATTAGGTATTAGCCTTACTCTCGTGGCGCTCACACTCGTAAACCCTATTTTAGGCATGGCCGTATCTGGCATTTGTGTAACAGCGTTAGGCGTCATGCTAGAGGGCCGAGGTAAATAATGTTACGCCAACTATTCACCAGGGCAACCGTACCGAGTGTTGCCAATATTAACGGCGCTACCGTAGACGCATACGGCCGAGTAGGCCGTTTCGGAGACTATGTAGACGCCGGTACCTATGTCGATGAAAATACTACGCTTACCGTTTCGGCCGTTTGGCGAGGTATCAACCTCATAGCCGACGCCATCGGCAGCCTGCCCATACACGCCTACAAAAACGGCGTACGTATTGAACCGACGCCTAACATTTTGCTACGGCCTGCATACCCAGAAACAGCGGTAGAAACATACTCGGCAATGGTCGGTACGCTTATTTTGCACGGCAACTACGTAGCGGTACTCGGCCCACCAAATAGCACCGGCTGGCCCGACCTGATCTACCCCGTAGCGCCTACTCGTGTTTCTGTCACCCGTGACAACGGCCGCCTGGTCTACAAAATTGATGACATGGTTTTTAATGCCAGCGAGGTAATGCACATTAAAGCCCACAGCAAACCTGGCAGCGATTACGGGCTAGGGCTATTGCAAACCCAGCGGCAGCTCATCGGCTCAGCTTTAGCCATTAACGAATACGCCGCAAAATATTTTGCTGGTGGCACAGCGCCCACCGGCATTATTAAAAGCGCAAACCCCGACCTAACCCAACAAGAGGCCGACCTACTTAAAAGTATGTGGCTACAACACTACGGCGGCCGCAACCGTGAACCAGCTGTACTCAACGCTACAACAGATTTTACGCCCATCACAGATAACGCCCAACAGGCGCAGCTCATCGAGTCACGTACGTTTAGCCTCACCGAGGTAGCAAACGCCTTAGGCATACCGGCCTACTATCTCGGCGCACCAAATACGAGCCGCACCTACAGCAATGTAGAAAGCGAAAACATGCAGCTAATACGCTGGTCTCTTACCCCCTGGCTAACACGTGTCGAGCAGGCCATGAGTGACCTATTACCACGAGGGCAATACGCCAAATTCAATTTAGACAGCCTGCTACGAGGCGACACACTTAGCCGATACCAGGCGCACAAAATCGGAATAGACGCAGGATTTTTAACCGTAGACGAGGTACGGCATATTGAGGACAAACCTTTAGAAATGAACGACAACGCCGAAACCGAAATGATCAACGCAGCAGAAACCGTAGACGAAACAGAATTACCAGAAATGGCAGGAGACTACGCCGATGATTGAACACAGAAATTACGAATTAGACCTAGAGGTACGAGCCGGCGAGGACGGCCGTACCGTCTGTGGGATAGTCGTACCGTATAATTTTGAGCAGCGCATTAATAGCCAACTCACCGAGGTTTTTAGGCCTGGCGCATTTGCCGCCGTAACACGTGCAGCTCACCGAGTAAAACTACTCGTAAGCCACGACACAAACGCTTTACCTATTGGGCGTGCCACGAAACTAGAGGAAACGCCAGCAGGTTTATACGGCGAATTTAAGGTGAGCAAAACCGACCGAGGCGACCAAATTTTAGAGCTGGTACGAGACCAGGCGCTAACCGAATTCTCTATAGGTTTTGCACCATTAAAAGACAGGAAAACGTCTACCGGCGTCGTCGAGCGTATTAAAGCCCACCTAGCCGAGGTATCGCTAGTTACATTTGGTGCCTACGGCGAAAATGCGGTAGTGAGCGCCGTACGTGAACTAGAACAGGGCCGCCCAAATCTAGAGGCCGCCCAGGCGTTATTAGACAGCCTTAAAAAATGAAAAGCATTACGAGAACGGTAACTACTACAGCTGCCGTAATTATTGCGGCCGACGATAAGCACCGCACCGTATACCTGCACGTTGTAGGCGCTGGAACCGTTTATATCGGTGGCTCAGACGTCACGAGCACAAACGGATTACTCACCGAAAAACACGCCGTACCATTAGAGCTAGTCGTGCCACAAAATGAGACCGTCTGGGCCGTAACCGCCTCAGGTACCGAAAACCTACGCATACTTACCCCAGACGTAGACTAAACGCATGCCCTGGCATATAGAAACCAACTACTCAGGGTGCACCGGTTACGCCGTCGTGAAAGACGACAACGGCGAGCTAGAGGCCTGCCACCCAACTAGGACAGACGCCAAAAAACATTTAGCGGCCCTATACGCAGCCGAGCCAACAGCACGAGCCCTAGATCGTGCCGGCGTAATCGTAGACATAGACGGCACGCTAGTAACCGACGACGGCACGCCCAGAAATACCGTTATCGAATATGTTAAAAATCTTGACCTACCGATTTTTATAGTTTCGGGCCGCAGCATTTCACGCAGAGCCGCCACAAAAGAGCTGATAGACAGCCTCGGTATTGACTACGAGCAAATCTATTTAGACGACCGAAACGGCACCCTGGCCCACAAAAAAGCGACAGCCAGCCGCCTAATCGGTATGTACGGTATTGATACCGCCATTGAAAACGACACGACTACCAGAGATATTTACCGCCGCCTGGGTATTAAAAATGTTGTAAACCCTAATGATATTGGACGCCGTACACGGCTGGAATATGCGCTAAATATTATGCGCCGTCTGCTACCGTAAAATACAGAACGTAGAGCACCCCACAAATGGTGGCACCCTCAGCAATAAAAACCATATAAACCATTGTTTTTACTATCGGAGAAAAACCCACCATGAGTAACCCATTTTTGAACGGCCTTAACGAAAAGCGCCAGGCCAAAACCGCACTAATCGAGGCAACCTTAAACGCTGCCGCCGAGTCTGACCGAGACCTGACCGAGGCCGAGCTGGCCAACGTTGAGGCATTGAGCAGCGAGGCACGCAAGCTCGACGAGCGCATTAGCGTTATCGCCGAAATTGAAAGCCGCAACGCTAAAGCCGCAGAGCTCGCCGCCAAAATTGACGGCGCAACCGAAACACGAGCCACCGGCGGCGCACGTATCACCAGCGAGGAACCGACCTACTCGGCCCGTTCAGAGCACAACTTTTTGACCGACGCTCTTAACGCCTCGTTTGGCTGGGATAGTGACGCACAGCAGCGCATGGCACGCTATAACCGTGAGGTAGCTACCGAGCGTCGAGATATCAGCACCTCAAATTTTGCTGGCCTCGTCGTCCCTCAATACCTCGTAGACATGTACGCACCGTTGGCACGTGCCGGCCGCCCAACCGCCGATATCGCCCGTAACCACGAGCTGCCAGCTCAAGGTATGACCGTGAACATTTCACGCATTACCACAGGTACCGGCGTCGATTACCAGGCCGCAGAAAACGACACAGCCACCGAAACCAACATGGACGACACGCTTTTAACCGTGAACGTAAACACCATTGCTGGTATGCAGGACGTCTCTAAGCAGGCGATTTTGCGAGGCGCAAACATTGAACAGGTCGTACTCGCCGACCTGGTTAAGGCCTACCACACGAAACTCGACTACGGCATTTTGAATGGTGACGGCTCAAGCGGTACCCCCGTCGGCCTCACCAACCTCAGCGGCACCGTCTCTGTCACGTACACCGACGCCAGCCCAACAGTTGCCGAGGCCTACCCCAAATTGCTTGACGCAATCCAACAAATCCAGAGCAACGTTTTCCAGGGCCCCAGCCATATCGTTATGCACCCTCGCCGCCTCGGCTGGTTCTTGTCAGCAACAGACACGACAGGCCGCCCGTTGGTCGTACCAAACGCTAACGGCCCGATGAACGCTGCCGGCACCTACTCAGGTCTCGGCTATGGTCAATCTGGTCAGTATTCAATCGTTGGCCTGCCGATCATTACCGACGCAAACGTAGCTACCAACCTCGGCGCTGGCACAAACCAGGACGAAATTTACATTGTGGCAGCCGACGAGCTGCACCTTTGGGAAAGCGCAGGACAGCCGACCTACGTACGTTTCGAACAGCCAGACGGCAAGGTAGCCGTACGTATCGTCATGTTCGGTTTCTCAGCGTTCACCGCTGGACGTTACCCTAAAGCCGTTGCCAAAATCGGCGGTACCGGTCTCGTCACGCCGACATTCTGACCCACACGGCCAGAGCAGCTGTGAGCGTGTGTCGCGCACGCTCACAGCTGACCCCCACCTAGAAAGCAGCCGCCATGAGTTTAGAAAAGCAAATAGCCGCAGCTGTCGCCGCAAAAATCCCACCGGCAACTATCGCTAAAATGTTCGGCCTAGTTGAGGTAGCCATTAAAGCTGCACCAGCCGTAACCGAAATCGTAAACGATGTAACCGAAACGGTAAAACCTGCACGCCGCAAAATCGTTAAAGGTAAGTAATGGCAATAACAAACGGCTACGCAACGCTGGCCGAGGCTAAAGCGTATTTAAGCATTACCGACAGCATTGACGACACCATGCTAGAAAGCATGGTAGAGGCCGCCAGCCGATCAATCGACAACATAGCCGGCCGCCGTTTCTACCTGGACGCCTCAGCAAGCGCACGCCTATATCGAGGCACAAACCCATATATCTTGACTGTAGACGATTTCGGTAGCACTACAGGACTAGCCCTAGCGTTAGACACAGGCGGCGACGGCACCTACGAAACAACGCTTACCTATAACGTTGATTACGTCGTCGAGCCATTTAACGCCGTTGCTATGGGCAAACCATACACACAAATTACGCTCGTCGGCGGCCAACTCTTACCCTGGCTGCTGCCTAATCTCAGGCCGTCCGTACAACTAACCGCTAAATGGGGATTTCCTACCGTGCCCGACGACATTAGCCAGGCATGCCTAATCCTTACCGCTGACATGTACAAACGAAAAGACAGCGTAGGCGGCAACCTCGGTATCTCAGAACTCGGCGCTATCCGTATGAGCCCATTAGGCCGAGATATCGCCGCAATGACCAGAGCGTACCGCCGTGAGGTCATAGCGTGAGCATGACGCCCAGCGCCGTACGAGACGGCCTTAAAACCCGTCTAGCAACGATCACAGGGCTACGCACCTACGACATAGTGCCCGACGGTATCGCACCACCAGCTGCCGTAGTCGGCCTGCTGAGTATTGATTTCGATATGAGCATGCAACGGTACCTAGACAGCGGCGATATCGAGATAATGGTTATCGTCGGCCGCATGAGCGAAAGAGCCGCCCAGGACAAACTAGACGGCTATCTAGCCGGCTCTGGTGCCAGCTCAATTAAGGCCGCTATCGAGGCAGATACAACACTCAGCGGCAGCGTCCAAACATGCCGAGTATTAAGCGCCTCACCTACTACTATTACAGTAAGCGGCGCAGAAATGCTGTGTTATAGGTACCAGATTGAGGTAGTCGGATAATGGCAAACTATAAAGTATTAGTAGAAAATTTCGCAGCGCCACTAGGCGAGATCGTCACAGACGAGCAGCTATACGGCGTAAACATTGAGGCGCTTATCGAAAGCGGCGTACTCAAACTTGAAACCAGCAAAACCAAAACAGACAAGGAATAACCAAAATGGCCGTAGAAATTATCAGAAACGCTAGCGTCACGATTAACTCGGTAGACCTGAGCTCATGGGTAGATAGCGTGCAAATCACGCATGCCGCCGAGCGTGTAGAAATTACATCGATGGGCATGACGTCCCGACGCTACACAACGGGCCTCGTCAGCGACTCAATGGTTATTAATTTTTTTGTCGATACCCAAACCACACCTACGGCCGCCACCGAGGCCACGCTGTACCCACTCGTGGGCACCACAACGACCGTAATCGTCAAGCGTTCAAGCGGCGCTACCTCAGCCACAAACCCCACCTATACGTACTCAAATGCGTACGTAGAAAGCCACACGCCACTAGGTACCGGCAAGGTCGGCGAAATTCCGATGACGCAAATCACGCTTTCTGGCGGCGACATTGTTAAAACTACTAGCTAACTATTAAACATAATTAAACATAAAAAGAGGGAAAAGCAGCATGGTAGGTAACGAGTTAGAGGTAGTAACGATTGATGGGCCCGTGCATAGGGTACCTATCACCATTTCGGTTATGTGCGCCTGGGAAGATCAGCACCCTAATTTGCTGTGGACGGATTGGGCTACTAAACCGACATTTAAGCCATTAGCGTTTATGGGCTGGGCGGCCTGCCGTAACAGCGGCATAGTCGTGAAACCGTTTAATGAATGGCTGCCAGGTATTCAAGCCGTAAACATTCTGGGAAAAGATCAGACGGCCCAGGCTGGCACCACAAATTAATAGCACAGGTAGCCATACTCACCGGCATAGCACCTAACGAGCTGCTACAAACGCCTATGCTCATATTTGAGGAAATGGTACAGATACTCGAACAGAGGGCACAGCATGGCCGTACAGCAAACGACAGTAACGATAGATGGGCTTAACCAGCTACGCCGTGCATTTAAAACATTAAGCGAAAACGCTACGCAAGATTTTAAAGCTGCCGGCTACGCCTCGGCTACCATCGTTGCCGACGAGGCTAAAAGTATCGTACCCGTACTTACAGGCCGCCTACGAAACTCTATTAGGGCCGCAATGGTTGAGACAGGCGGCAAGGTCAGAGCAGGCGTAAAGGCCGTACCGTACGCTGGCCCTATCCATTTCGGCTGGGGCCGCCGAAACATTACGCCGCAACCGTTCCTATACCAGGCGATAGACCGACGTCACGGCGAGGTACTTGATACATACCTGGCGCATTTAGAACGCATTACTAACGGATTTTGTGCACCAGCTGGTAGCACAGCACCACGAGCCAAAAGAGCCGCCGCCGCTACAGGTACACGGCGTACTCAAGAGGATTGGGATAAGATCATCGAGGCAGGAATGAGTAAAGCGTATGGCAAGTAAATCAGCGGCAATATCTGTAAACGTTATTGCCGACGCCGCCAAATTTAAAGCAGGCCTAAAAGAGGCTGAGGCCGCCGCAGGCTCATTTGATAACCAAATGAAAAACCTAGCTAAAGGCGTAGCAGGCGCTTTAGGCACAGCTGCCGTAATCAATTTTGGTAAAGCTGCTGTATCTGCCGCTATGGACGACGCCGCCGCCCAGGCCGAACTAGCACGCCAGGTAACCGCCTCAACAGGTGCTACCGCCGCCCAAATAGCAGCTATCGAGGATTACATAGCAAAAACGCAATCTGCCACCGGCGTACTAGACGACCAACTACGGCCAGCATTTGCCACCCTTACCAGGTTCACTAAAAACCAAACCGAAAGCCAAAAACTATTAAATATTGCGCTCGAAATTTCTACGGCAACAGGTAAGCCGCTAGAGGCCGTAAGCCTGGCATTAGGCAAGGCGTACGCCGGCAGCACCACAGCTCTACAAAAATTAGGGATACAAACTAAAGACGCCGCCGGCGAGGCGCTTTCATTTGAACAAATCCAACAAAACCTAATTGAGACATTCGGCGGCGCTACCCAGGCGGCCGCCGAAACTACAGCCGGCAAAATGAAAATAGCCCAGGCTGCATTTGCCGACCTGCAAGAAGAGGTAGGCGTAGCGTTAATCCCAGCATTAACAGGCGTGCTAGACGCCGTTAAACCATTGCTAGACGCCTTTAACTCGTTAAGCCCAGAGGTACAGCAGGTCGTCGTAGTTAGCACAATGCTCGCCGCAATAGCTAAAAGCGCCTCAACAGCTTTAATAGGAATGGGCGTAGCTGGCTCAACGGCAGCTATGGCATTAGGGCCGTTAGCGGCAGCCATGCTGCTAATACAAGGTATTAATATCCGTAACGCCCAATACGACAAATTAAACGCCGAATACAACGCCGATTACGCAGACTCAATTAAAAATATTACCGAGGCCTCAGACGAGGAAATAGAAAGCCTATTTGCGTTATCAAAAATGCACCTACGGCTACTCATTGATACCGGCAACCTAGCCGAGGGTACCAACCTCACAGAAACAGCATTTAGAGATTTAGCAGAGGCCAGCCCAGCAACAGCTCAGCGCCTACTCGATTTAAACGAGGCGTACATTTATCAAGGCTCTAGCGCCGACGCTTTAAACGGCATATTAGACGAAACCATTACGTCTACGATAAACGCCGGCAACGCTGCCAGCGCCAGCGCCGCCATGATTGACGAGGCAACAGCAGCTACCGACGCATTTAGCGCCAGCTGGGATTTACTAGCACAGTCTCTAAATACTCAGGTGAATTGGGACAAACTAGATACCTCATTTGACCAGCTAAAAACCAAAGCCGCTGAGGCTTTCGGCGGTACCGAGGAACAGGTAAAAGATTTTAACGAACAGCTCGTAACAACGTTTGACCAACTAGAGGTAATCATCGAGCAATTAAATTTACCGTCTGAGGTATCTACCAAAATCGCCGTTTTATATGAGCAAGGCGAACTTGATAAAATTTGGGCTCTATTAAATGCGTTAGATCGTGCAGGTATCACTAAAAGAATGGCGGCGCTGGGCCCTGGCCCAGGTATCGGCTTTTTCCCAGGATTAGCTAACGGCGGCACTATCACGAGCTCAGGTATGGCGTTTGTGGGAGAAAACGGCCCAGAACTTTTGAACCTGCCAACAGGCGCAACGGTAACCCCACTTACGAGCGGCGGTATGGGCAACACGATAAACATTACGGTAACGAGCGCCGACCCAGACGCCGTAGTAGCAGCTATACAGGCCTGGTCTAGAAATAATGGCGCTGTACCTATCCGTACTACCTCAACACGGACGGGCTGAGCATGGCCCTATCGTATACATGGACGCTAGCTATCGGGCCGGTAGCACCAGGCGCTGCCGTTGATATGACTAACCGTATGCAGAGCGGCGTAGTTAATCAGAGCGTAGAACCTGGCCAAATGGGCCGAGGTTCTTTCAGGTTTCGTTTAACTAATTACGACGGTATTTATACGCCTGGCGGCGGCGGTACTTACACGTCGTACGATTGGTTTAGTCAGGGCGTATTTTTAACAGCTAACCTGATTAGTACGATATATGGCACACAGAGCGTGCCCGTATTTCATGGAATTATTGCAGGTTTCGATTTTTACGATGATGGTAAAGAGTCCTACGTAGATATCACGGCTTTAGATAGCTGGACGATTGCAGGCCGAACTAGACAAATTACGACTAGCGCCTACGGCTCGGCTGCACCCTCACCAGCTGAGGCAATAAATCAGGCCTCGGCCGGTGCTTTTGGTTTCCCTAATAATATGTTTCCAGCTTTAGGTGCTGTCTCTGGCGGCTCGACAAATTCTTTAACGGTTTTAACCGAGCTGAGCGGCCAGGTTACGCCGTCTGGTGGCGGTAACGAAAACGGTAATATTTATGGTTGCGATAACGGCGTAGCGCAGCTGTCAAATCTGACGTTTGCAGATTTTTTAAATCAAGCGATTTTGCCGGCAAATATTAGTATTTGTTACCCTACTGTGATTTCAGAGCTTATTTCAGGTGCTACATATTGTGCTCATTACGCCAATATTTGCACTAGAGGTTTATCTGTGGCTTACGATAGTGGATTTTTTCAAACTCAGATATTTAGTAATGAGGGCATAGCAGGTGCTCAAATAGCGTTTAATAGCATTACTCGTAGTTTCAATATTTCGCAGCTGGTCAATAGCGCCACTATTCAATATTCAACTAGCACGGATACGACTACCTCAACCGTTACCGATAATACGAGCATTAGCAAATATGGCGCTAGGGCCGTCTCTTATACGTCAATGATGGGCGGCTACCCGTACAGCTCGCTAGGTTTACCGACGACACAGCAAAGCAGCACCATAGCCACAGAATGGGTAAACCGTTACAGCACGACAAGATTTGTACCAGATACCCTGGTTACTACATTTAAGACAGCTATAAAAAACGCTGTAAACGAGCAGATATTTTGGCTTTATTTTAGTCGCTTGCTTGACATACGTAAAGGTCTATGGAATAAAGCTAATGTCGTAGCTAAGGGTAATAACGGCACGACACAAACGACCGAAAGCACAGTATCAGGCCGCCAAATCAAGATTACGCCGGCAGATACCCAACTCGTATTAGAATTAGTAAACCATGCCGATAACCATAGTTTTTATTTAGATATCGATAATTTAGACGAGGACAGGATTCTATAAAATGCCTAACCCAAACGTGAATTTTGCTACCGGCGCTACGTTTTCAAGTAATCAGGCGAATAGGTGGCCTCGTGGCGTTATGGCGTTTAACACAGCCACGACAACGGACGCCACTATTACGGGCGAAGAGGTGCAAATTATCGGCTCATCGTTTACCGCTGTAGCTAACCGTTACTACAAGGTCACTTACTTTGAGCCGAACCCGACCGGCGGAACTGGCTATTTCGGCTTCCGAATTAGACAAACCAACCTAGCTGGCACAGTGCTTAACCTTGCGTATCAAACCGCAGGAGTAGGCATTGAACGACAGTCGCACATGATCTGGGTCGGAACATTCTCAGCAGGCACAGTCAATGTCGTGGCGACTGCTACTCAAACTGCTGGCACAGGAACACTTGCTCGCAGTTCGACAGTCGTCGCATACCTTTTAGTAGAGGACATAGGGCCGATATGATCATTTACATAGCTGGAGAAACCGCTGATGAACAAATTAAAAACTGTCGAGCAGCCATTAAAACATATTTAATTAATTCCGATTGGACACAAATACCGAATAACCCATTAACGCCCGAATACTCGGCAAAATGGGCTATTTACCGCCAAAATTTGCGTGAGTTTATGGAAACATGGACGCCATGCAATGAGGCCCACCTACCAGAACCGCCAGCCTGACGCCCATCAGCCGACCAGAGTCGGTACAGTTTTAATACGGGCCCAATTAGAGCGAGGTAAAACCTTATGCGTAGAGCCATACCGTTATTTAGTGTGCTTTTTCTTTTAGCATGTAATCAACCTGAGGCGCAGCAAACGACGCTACCGCTGCTGCCGGTAACGTCCGTTGTCGAAATCCCTACGACCGTTGCGCCTCAGGCCACCACGACCAGCACCACGACTAGCACCACGACAACGACCGAGGTACCGCTAGTTTCCGACCCACTTGACTACATAGACGAGGCACGAGCCCTATACGGCCGCTGTGGAGAATGGTACGAAACAGCCTTAGCGGCAGGCTGGGAATTGCCGACCTATTGGCCCGACCTGAGCCGCATTATGTATGTCGAGAGCCGCTGCACGCCTACGGCGTTCTCAGGTAGTGACGCAGGCCTAACCCAGCTCAACAGGGTACATACCGCCGGTATGGCCACCCTGGGCTACACCTGGCCAGACGACGCATACGACCCAGCTATTAACCTACGGTACGCCTGGGTGCTGTACCGTGACGCCTGCATTGATAACAACGGCCAGCGGCCCTGGTCATATATTGAGTGTTAAATGAGATACTCTTTTAGAGTATGACACAGCCCAAACCCCACCGAATAGTACGAAAATTAGGCGGCCTTATTGTGCTATGCCTCGTTTTTACCGCAGGTTTTTTGTGCGGCTGTGATGACCAATACCGAAACCCAGCCGATGACCCAGCCAATCAGACAACGACCACAGCCACGCCGTAAACGCCGCTATACAGCCGACGAGCTTGACGCACGCATTAGAGCCGTCGTTATCGTCACTATCGCCGGCGTCGTTTCTGTCAGCGTGCTAGCCATTATCTATAGCCTCATTTTTGTTTACCAGCCAGCCGAATTATCACCGGTAGACGACCAATTTTTCCAGATATTAAGCCCACTAACTCTGAGCCTCGGCGGTACTCTCGCCGGCCTCGCAGCTGGTGGCGCAATGCGTAAAAAAGATAATGAACCAGGAGAACCACAAAATGACTAGCCGACCATACACAGGTAATAAAGACGCCGTACATAGCGCCAAACGTGAGGGCACTAAAGCATTAGTCGATTATTGCTGCTTTCTTTTTGGCGTAAAAAACCTCGGTATCTTTTCTGATCGAGACATGAAAGGTGCAACCCCACCCCGTAAAAGCGTGCACGCAACCTGGCGTGCCGTTGATCTGGGCGGCACCCCCGACCAGCTCAAGGCGCTTATCTCATTTGTTTACGATCATCGAGACGCCTTACAAATAGAGGAAATCCACGACTACAGCTCTGCTTACATGCCGAACCCTGCCGGCTGGGGAGCTGGCTACCGCTGTGACCGTGACAGCTGGAAAGTGTACGACAAAAATACCATCGGCTCAAAAGGCGGCAAATGGGCCCACCTAGAAATTTCGCCGCTAATGGCCGACCACCCAGATTTAGTACACGCCGCATTTAAAACCATTTTCGGCTAATGCGTGCCCTGCTCAGGCTGTCGCCGCTGCTGCTGGCCGTCTGGTCATACTCAACGCCAGCACACGCCGACACCGGCAACCTGCTTGTCACTAGCTACAAAATCAACCCAGAACTAGGGCCCGTCGTAGGCCCTGGCAATATCCCATGCAACCAATACACAGCCGACGACATTAACAACGATTGGGGCGGCGATATTGTCGCCGGCTGTGACTACGATCAGGTCGTAGTTCATTGGCAAGGTACTTTAACCGTGCCCGTAATGACAATGCTGGTAGTACAACACGACGACGGCGCAGCTCTGCTGCTTAATGGTGACTATTGGGTAGATCAATGGTACGACACAGGCTGCCAATGGGATTACGTACAAATCGAGCCTGGTACCTACGATCTAGATTTTTGGTTTTATGAGAACGGCGGCGGCGCTTGCGCTGCTTTATGGCAGAGCCCACTAGACGCCTACGAATGGGCCCCCGTGCCGCCGAGCTGGTACGGGCCGTCTACCCCAGAAACAACAACGACGACTACCGAACCCACGACCACGACCAGCACCACGACCACTACAACGACGACGAGCACGACAACGACGACGAGCACGACAACAACGACCGAGCCCACTACGACTACCAGCGAGGCCCCAAAATTAACCACTACGACGATAACCCCCACCAGCACGCCTACAACAACGCCATTAACCACGCCTGGAATAGAACCATTACCGCTATCTACGAGTACCTCAACCAGCACAACAACAACGACCAACCCACCAACAACAACGACCAGCAGCACCACTACGAGCACGTCGAGCACAACAACAACGCCGGCGGCCATACCCCAAACGACGACGCCTACTACTATTGCCCCAACAACGAGTGCCCCTGCCACAGAACCTGACACAGCGCCTATATCTGAGCTGTCGCCGGCTGCTATCGCCGAAACTTTTAGCCCTGAGGCTTTAGAGGTTTTAACCGACGATCAAGTAACCGAGCTGGTGGCGTCTATCAACGAAGAAACGCTCACCGATGAACAGGCGGCCGTACTTAGTGACGCTATGACTAATGCGCCAGAGAATGTTAAAACAGAATTTGAAAACCAAATAAACGTTTTTGGCGGCCAATTCGATAGCTATATACCCGTCGGTAGCGCCGTTAGTGTTAGCGTGAAACGTACGATAGTCGCAGGCGCAGCTGCTGTATTACCAGGATTAATACCAGCGAGGCGTAACAATGGTTAAAACATTCATACAGGCGGCCGTTATGGCATTAGGTCTATCTCTCGTGCTTATCACGCTTTCGGGAGACACTCAACGCACCGGCATATATCTATCGGTAGCGTCGGTCGTTCTATTCATCGTTACCGAGCTCATCAGAGACGACGACAATAAAACCGACGATAACGGCTAATGCTTGACATGTTTACCGCAGGTTTGTAATGTCTCTCACAGCCACCTATTAGGGATATAGGCGGCAGAAAAGAGCAGCAGACATGGCATTTAATTTTGATGACTACGCCTCAGTCGCCGAGCGTGTCGCCTTATTTTGGGCCGAGTGCCCAGACGGCCGCATTATGACCGAGTGCACAGCCGACGACGGTAAACGAGTCGTTTTTAAAGCGGCTGTATATCGACACCGTGACGACGCCCAGCCAACAGCCACAGGATATGCAGAGGAACAACGGGCAGACCGAGGCATTAACGCCACGAGCTGCTACGAGGTAACCGAAACCTCGGCTGTGGGTAGGGCATTGGCTAATTATCGGTTTACGGCGTCTAAAAAGAATTTGAGGCCGTCCCGTGAGGAAATGCAAACAGCTCAGGCGGCCGCCGACCGTATTGCATTAGACGAAAAGCACCGGCAGACGATCAAAAACTTAATAGCCAAACTCGGCTATACGCCCGACGAGGCGAGGGTACTTATTGAGTCTGTCGCCGGCCCTGGTGCCAAACTAGCCAAACTAAAAACAGCCGACCTGGCAAACGTTTTAGCTGCACTAGATCAAATGGAGAACCTTAAATGATTACGGCGCTTTTTATTGTTTCAGCTGGCCTATATCTGCTATTCCACAGCCACGATATTTAACATGGACGCCTATACGCAAAACGTTTTAGACAGGCTCAGAGTAAACGCCAGCTACTACGAACGAAAGCACAGAGCGTTAGGGCTATCCGATCTACTACGAGACGCCGCCGATCTACTCGACGCATGGGCCGAGCGTGCAGAACAGGCCATATACGAGGCAACACAAATAGCACAAAACCAAAATGCGGCAATACCCAAAACACGAGAAATACGAAAACAACGCAAACCACGACTACCAGACGTAGCCATAGCAGAGAGACGACCAGCGCCACCATGCGAACAATACGAAACAGATTTAAACCAACTACTAAAACTAATCAAGGAGCTACACAAATGACCCCAGGCGACATACCAGAAAAATATCAGGGCATTATCGACCACAGCGATTACCTAACCACAAAAGTACGCCGGCTAGAGGCCGAAATAATCCAATTACGCCGACAGCTTGACAATGCGTACGAGCTCATGCACAAGGCCAGAGATACAGCAGCACTATTAGAGGCGCTACCTCATGTAAACGAGGGCAACGATGAGTGACCAGCTTGACCTATTCGGCGCTCACGCCAGGGCTACCGACCCACAGACGAGCCACCAGGCCGCACGTACCGTAAACGTCACTAGAGGCCAGCAAATCGTTTTAAACGAGTTTCTCATGTATCACGACATGACCGACGAGCAGCTAATAGAGGCCCTTAAGATACGCCAGAGCTCATGCCATGACGCCAAACTGTCAGACAGCGGCGCACGTTCTCGACGTGCCGAGCTCGTTACTATCGGAATACTTAAAGACACAGGTCGCCGTACTACTACAGCTGCTGGCCGTAAAACTACGATATGGGGACTCAATGACTAAGGGCACGACAGCTGACCAGCTCAATAATTTGCAGCAAAAATACAGTAAGCAAATCCAAAAGTACGAGGCGCTCTACGCCAAATATTGCCTACTACTAGACGAGGTACACCGGCTCAATACATTTATAGCCGAGAACCACAGCCAGGCGTTACGAGACGCCGCCGACACACTACGCCAATCGTTAGAGGCCTTAACCAATGATAATTAGAGCACCCCGACCGACCGAGAGCTTTACTGTAATCCGTAACGCCATTATCAGAGATAGCCGCCTCTCATACCGTGCTCGTGGCATATTGGTATCAATCCTCAGCAGGCCCGATAATTGGCGCTGTAGCAGCACCCAGCTAGCCCGTGAGGGCTCAGAGGGCAGAGACGCCATAAGGACAGCCCTAGACGAGCTAGAGCACCTGGGCTACCTCATCAGGTACACGTATCGAAACCCTCGTGGGCAAATGGTCACAGACCTACACGTACGAGACGTACCTAACAGTATCCAACCGACGCCTGGAAAACCGACGCCTGGAAAACCGACGACGGATAACCAGGCGTCCTAATAAGAACTATTACTAACAACATTTAAAAAACCGAAACGTCTATAAAACTTTACTAATAGGGAGACAGCAGCAATGAACATAAGCGAGGCAAAAGCACAGCTAGAGGTATGGGCCGATTGGTACCAACCAAAACACGTACCCTGGCGTCGCTGGCGCAACGGCCCAACAGAACCGCCAACCATCGAAACAGATTGGGTAACCATGCTCAGCATGTACCCAGCCGGCGTACTCAAAATCATCAGCCGCAAACTAGAGGACTACAAAAACCCACCCAGCCTGCTAGACATGCGCCGCATGCTCAGAGACATAGAGGGCAGACTCATACCAGACGACGCCGGCACAAATCACGGCACGATCATATGCCCAACATGTAACGGCACCGGCTGGCGTGTACGTTGGGTAGAGACAGGTATTTACCCCCACGACGAGGCCTACCCATGCCAACCATGCGGCAAAAGCGGCGTAGTCTTAGCTCATCGTGTAGATAGCGCCGGCAGATGAAATTTGCATACGCTGACCCACCGTACTACGGCAGGGCAAAAGAGATATACGGCAAATTACATGACGACGCCGGCAAATGGGATTTAAAAGAAACTCATTACGAGTTAATAGATTTACTCACAACTAATTACCCTGATGGCTGGGCCTTATCATGTAACAGTAAAGATTTACCCTGGCTGCTGCCAGCATGCCCAGACGATATACGTATTGCGAGCTGGTGCAAATCCTGGCACCAGATAAGGCCTACTAGTACTCAATGGTCATGGGAACCGCTGATATGGCGTACAGTAAAAAAAGAACCTAAACGCCAAATGGTTAGAGATTACCTAGTTACCGGTATGCAAACTAAAACAAATACCCCAGGCGCTAAACCAAACGTATTTAATAGATGGGTGCTAGACCTGCTGATATTTGACTCAACCCAGGATACGCTCGACGATTTATACCCAGGTAGCGGCAGCATGGCTAAAACCATGACAGAGCAGAAACTATTTTAAACTCATGCCTAAACCATACAAACCAAAAAAGCAGGTATACGGCGGCCCCTGGCGCAGGATACGCCAACAGGTACTAGACCGAGACCAGCACCAATGCCAGGTACGCCAGCCAGGCTGTACCCGTCTAGCTACAACGGTAGACCATATACAGCCGCTGGCGCTCGGCGGCGAATGGTACGAGCCAACCAACCTACGGGCCGCATGCTCAAGCTGCAATATCAAACTAGGGCATAAAACTAGGGCTCTGCTCGCCGGCAAACGGACGAACATACCCAACCCTGCCCAAACGGCCCCATCATCGAGGCAATGGTGAGAAATACCCCAAATATAAGGCCCCATTTTTTCCCAGGCGAAAACGACGGGTAC